GTTATTCTGCGTAGATCCATTACCTAAAGAAGCAAGGTTTGTTGTGGAGTTAGGTGTTGTTATCTCCCTGTAATTGCTTCCTACTTCAAATTGAACAACAGAGTCAATTAGCGGATCATAAAGCTCATCCCTCCTCACGTCATAACGAAGAGTAGACTGAACATCACCATACTCCCTGGTTGTAGAGGTTGTGCCTGTTGCAGCAGAAATGGTTGAATTGCTCCTAGTTATTTGCTTGTCGCTAATAAGAGGCGAGTCAAAACTATTGGCTGTTGTGAATTCGTTTGCTGTCTGTTCAGTTGTACCGCTAGTGCTGTCCGTTACCCTAAGCCGAAAATGGAATACGTTGTCGCTAGCCCAAGCCTCGCCAGTACTATAAACCTTTGAGAGGTTCGAGGCCCCAAAAGTAACCTCAGAGGATGTGTACGATTGAACCGTTGTCCAGGATCCAGTAGGGGTTGACTGAGTATTAGCAAGTTGGTATTCAAGTACGGCGGTTCCCGTAGCGCCTTGGTTGGCAATACCAAAGTTTATAGAAGATACAGTTACAGAAGATGCGTTTGAAGGGTGCTGCCAATCAGGTCCAGAAACGCTAAAGCTAGGGGTTGGGTTAACGGCGTCCGTAAACGCATCAACTAAAAGTTCTGAAGCTGTCTTCCCAAGAGCAGGAATATTGTCTCCATTTTTGTACTTACCAAAAGTTTTTACGACCCCCGAAACGGTGGGCATGTTTGCCACATAGTTCTTGGTAAAAGTCACTTGGCCTCCGTCTGCTCCATCAGCTCCATCAGCTCCATCAGCACCATCTGCTCCAGGCGCACCATCTGCTCCATCTGCTCCAGGCGCACCATCCGCGCCCGCAGGCCCAGCAGCTCCGTCAGCCCCGTCTGCACCAGCAGCGCCATCCGCTCCATCATTACCAGCAGGTCCTTGGGGGCCAGCAGGTCCAGCCCCAATAGCGCCAGCGACGGTAATATTGTTAGGAGCAACCTGAGTTAAGCTAATTACTTTGGACTCGGTTGTGCTAACAACAGACACGTTAATCAATCCGCCAGTAGAACTAGATACAGTTATTTTAGAAGGTTGGTCTACACTTAGTGGCATGGCTAACTATTAAAGCGTTATGGAAACATCTTCATTAACCTTGAACGTGCCGTAAATTAAAGTTGTAACAACTCCAGACGCAGTCTTCTGCTCAATGTCATAAACATATAACCCAGAGTTAACAGCCTTCATGTTGGTAGCGGATTCTGTAAAGTCTATAGCTGTGGATACCGAAGGGTCTGGGGTTGTAGGTTCAATTTGCAGAATATGGGAATCGTCGTTAGTGTCAGCATCACGAACCTGCATAAGAAACAAATCGGTTTGAACAAAGTCTCCAACTGGTGGCGTATCACTGGTTGCCAATGTAAGCCTGAGGGAAAAAGTGTCACCCCTCTTACAGGTGATGTCAACTCTTTGAGACGTGTCTAAGTTTATAGTTGTAGCCATCTTATCCTAATATTTCTGATGTTATGTCTCCCGATTGCTCTGGTAATTCCCCTCTCTCACCATTTCTTTGAGAAAGCAACTTGCTCTGCTCAACGGCCTGCTTTTTGACTCTATCGTCCTTACGGTCATCTTTTGTGTTTTCAATCTGAGACTTAAACTGCCTTTCTGATTCAGACTTGTTGGACATAGCATCAGCCTTAATGATCTCTATCTCTTTTCTAAACCCGTGCTTAACTTCCTCTAGCTGAGCTTCAAGCTGGGCTTTTAACTCCAGCTCTTGAGCTTTTAGTTGAGCTTCCATTTGCATCTCTTGCTGTCTAGCTTCAGACGATGCTTGAGCTGATTGCTGTTGAATCTGAGCTTGCTGCTGAGAATTCTGCATAGCAACCTGTTGTTGTTTAGCCATTCTCTTTTTTCTACGAACAACAAGAAGCTTTTCAGCTTGGTTTATATCTCTTAACTGACGAACAGCTATAGCGTCCTCTAGGTCTATTTCCTTCTGACTAAGAGCTATCTGAATATTTTGTTCTAAGTACTGACGCTCAGAATCTTCCATTTCTTTAACTACACGAACCCCAAAGTTGTACATAGATAAATTGTGGAAAGAGGTCAAAACCGACATGTTTTCCGCCCCAATAGCGTTTTCGTAAATACGGTGTAGAATAGAGTCGGGATGAATTACCTGTAAACACTTAACAATATCGCTACAAACCTTCTTGTAAAGAATCATAGAAGAATTTGTAATATCATATATAGCGTTGTTGGCTGCTGCTAAGGCTTGTTGACGAACACCAACAAGCGCATCGCCCTTAGGAGAAGAAGCGTCCATCACCTCGTTAATTCCTGTCGCGTCGCGGATCATCTTCAGGTAGTGGTTATACAGCCCTATCAGTTCATTTACGTTTCTAATACTGTTGCCGATTTCGCGAATAGGTGGGTTTTGGAACCCCCCTTCTGGGTTTTTACTCCTGTAGTAGAACACACCAGTCTGCTCGTAAATGTCGTGTAAGTCCAAAGGCTGTAATTCCCCGCCTTTTCCCAGTTGAACGTTTTCTAACCCCTCAATATCAATGATGATGCCATCTGGTTTTGCTTTGGCGACTGCCTGCTGAATCTTCAGGTGAGTAAGCTGTAATTGATCAGCGAAACCGATGCAGCTATCAACCATAGACTTAGGCATCATGTCTAAGATGTTTGTAGAACAAACCGAATACGACAGGTTGGTTTTAGAGATGTCGTGAACGTTTTTAGGTATGTTGTTTTTCTTGCTGTAATTGAAGAGAAAATCAGTACCCAAAACATAACAACCTCCATATATAGAAGCAGACTCTAGTTTAACAACCTCCCTGTTAAAAACAGAGTTTTGAGGGCCTTTGTAGTTTTCACCTTTAGAGTAAAACCCTATATTTCCATGTCTGCTTTCTTTGTTCTCAAAGTACTCGCAATCAACAGACATAAACTCAAAGTCAAGCACCTCAATCATGTATTCGTCATAACCAAAGCTAGACTTATTGTTTGCTCTGTCGTAAGAGGATTGAGACAGCTTTCCTGAATCGTATCCATATTTCTTTTGAGCTGTTTGAGCAATCTTCTTAAACTCCTCCTCGGTAAACTGATCTCCAGCCATGCGTTTTAACTCATGGATAGGAACGTACCGAACATGACCAGCATAAGTAAGGTCAGAAAAATTTGGATCTTCTGTAAAGCTATGAACGAAGTTAACGGGATCTATGTAGTCAGTTTTTATCCCATAACTAGGGTCGTTTGACCTCTTCACCACGGACATACCAGTAACAGCGAGATCGTTTACGCACCTCCTAAGAATAGAGTCGTTAAAATCATTCCATTCAAGCGTCAAATTAGTACCTATTTGTGCTGCTATCTCGGAAGAAGACTTAATGTTTTCTCCTATAAATATTTCAGCCTCCTCTAGCGTTTCTGGTATTTCACTGGAGCTTTTACCTACAACAACGCCTGTTTTTTCTTCAATCTTGACTAATTGATTTTTAGCCAGTATCATCATTTCTATCTTCCTTCTTTCTTTGTCCTTCTCTGAAGAAGACAGAGGGTCAATAGCTTCTAGATTAGGATATGGAGAAAGCGATAGAATTTTGTTTACAACGATTCGAACGAACTTGGGTAAAATAGGAACTGGAGTAAAATCAATATTGATCATACTTCCATCGCCATTGTTAGGGTCTAAAGAGGTAAGAAGAGACTTGTAAATGGCCGTGTCCTGAGTTCCATTTGCGTACCTTCGATTTCTTTCAAACGTTTTTTTTCTATTCCCAAAAATAGAATTATGTTGATCCATCTTACCCCACTGTTTGTACACAGCTTTGGCATAGCTAAGCCCATATTCCTTGCTTTGTTTTTGCTCAGAAGGTGCTAAAGGGTCTGGAAAGCTAGATTTTTTGTTATTACTGTACATTTGCAATGAGCTGAGTTATTATAACTCCAATGCAAATATAGTAAAACTAGAAGTGCCAGGCTTTAGGCTTGTGAGTCCTAAAAAACTTCTTATTACTAAGGTCTGAAACAACACGCTCTTTCTTTTTAGATTTCTGAGCACCAAGAAGCGCCAACCCAGAGCTGATTGTCAAGTCAAACTTAGTCCTCTTGTCTATTTTATACGCAATCCAATCCTCTAAGGTTTTGTTAAAGTACATATTTCCAAACTCCTCAGTCTCAGCCTTTATGCCTACATGGTCATGTATATAGGCTTCGATAGATTGAGCGTGAGACTGTATTACATCTTGTGAGTTCGATGGAATACCCTTAGTCCTTACGTTAGCAGATGAGTTGCCAGTCTTTAAGAAATCAGGTCGATCCATTAAGTAACCGTCGTAACCCCTTGATTCAAAGTACCTTACGATACCGTACTTGTTGTTCTCTACAAGCAGGGGATATCCATAAAAGAAAGCGCACATCAATACATCTTCGTAAAATATACTGGCAAGGTCAGGGCGAGACGCATACTCCACAACAAACATATTTGAAGGGGCGTCCATACTGAACTTATTATACATATGAAGAGCACCTTTAGATCCCCTGCCGTCAACGGTAGCGTCTAAATCATACGAGTCAACACCTCCTACTCCGATATGCGAATTAGGGGCCACCTTTTTGCCTCGCTCGTCACTCTTCTGATTTCTTAGGTGATCGGGTGGCATCCATGAAACCCTAAACCTACCATTGGGGTCTGGAGAGAAAACAACCTCTTCGTCTTTCTTTCTCCATATGAAGTTACCCTTTACTACTGGGTTAGGAAACATATCTTCATTAAACTCTATTTGTTGGTAGATCTTACCAATATTAAATAGACTGCCCTCGATACTATCTCTAAAGGCTTCATCCTCTGTAAAAGGAAACTGCCTAATTATCTCGTTTAGTTCAGAGGGGTCGTTTTTAAAGGAGCTGCGCTCGTTTTTAAGGTAAGTCTTACTGCCTTGATCAATAACCTCCCCGTCTATACCATGTATATGTACGTTTTGGGAGGGGTCCTCAACAACAGCATTGCCGTAAACATCGAAGAAGCCTTCCAGAGCATTATAGGCTGGAATGAATATTCTGTATAGTCCAGACCTAGTTCTTCCGTTCTGGTTTCTTTCGTTGGGGTCGGAGTCAGCCCATAACTCTCGGTACTCTTCACCTCCTTTATTCATGGGGTTTACTGTACTCCCCACCAGAGCTTTACCGACCACCCTTTTACCCACGATCAAGCAAGTGCGCTCAATCCTCCAGGCCTCTCTGATGTCAGTGGGTTTCTCCCACTTACCAGCCTCATCGAGATATAACATGTGTAGCTTTTCGCCGTCATATGCGTTGTTCGTGGTGTTCTTCCAGTTGATTACTGAATTAAGGGCATCACCAATCTGAGATGTTTTATTGTTTTTAGTAATACGCTTAGAAGGCTCACGAAATGCCAACTCCATGCGAGGGTTTGTGGTACCGTCCTGGATAGGCTTAAAAAAGAACGGGTAGCTGCGAAAGATCGCAACCACCTTCTTCATAAAGATATTTTCCTGCGAGTCTTTACCAGTCTTCGACTGTATGCCAAGAAGCTTCTCTTTAACTTGACTAGCTTCATCCACCAAGACAGCAGAGCATACGTTAGTGTAGCCAGAACGACGACACTTAGTATAAAGCTGACCGAAACAACGAGGGTCAGCTTCACAAGCAGCCATGTGCGTAAAGATGTCTTTTTGGAAAGCGAGGTATGATGGATATCCGATATCAATTTTAGACCATTGTAGAAACATATAGTGTCTCCCTGTAATATACGTAGGTTTCCCATTATTGTAAAACCATACACCGTCACGCCTACGCTGAAACTCTTGTTCGATGTAAGAACGAAACTTGTTCCGAAACTCGGCAGGCTTTTCGAACCACTCATCCATACTGCGTATCCTACGCATTTCCTCTGGCATAGGAATGCGTTTCCACAGCTGCAACTTCTTTGGTTGGTCATGGAAGAGAATTTTCGATTTGCGCGGTTTCTTCGGCAGGACCACGAGTAACCCGTGGAGCTCGACAGCTTCTCCTTCTGTACCGTTAGGGTCGATCTTAATCCCCTTAGCTTCATAACCTTCTATGTCAATTAAATTGGACATCAGTAGCTCTGTCCATGTGAGTTCATTCTACCCAGCGAAGGTACGCCTTCTTTAGGGTTTTTAATCTCCATTTGTTCACCACACTCGCACTGCCCTTCAGGGTAGTAAACACTACCGTTCTTAAACTTCATGGTCAGGCTTCTTACAGATTTCTCTGCTTTACATTTTTCGCAAATAAGATCAGGCATTATGGTTTGTTTTTAGAAACGACAACTTATAGTCTTCGAAAGCCTTAAAAAGCATTAACTCATGACGGCTTGGCATTCTCTTTTTAGGAACAGACACATCAGTCCTTAGCTCCTCTAAAGACGATTTAGGCAGGTCATCTATAGAAGAACACAGCATTTCGACCTCAATCTGATACTGCCTGTATGCAAAACTATGAAATGTGTCAGAAGAAAATAAAGGAACTGAACTCCACTTTATAAGCTTTCCAGCATCCGTCTCTCCCGAAATTATATGAGAGGTGACGCCTACCTGGTTTTTATTTAATATTGACCACTTAAAGCTATCCAACCCCCTAGAGGTAGGAAGAATACCTGGATGACTGTTTATAAATCTGCCTGTAGAGGACAGATCCTCTGGTAGGATACCACATCCAGCTATTAAGGTGTAGTCAGAAACAAAGGGGTTATAATCTGCGACGGAATTTAAACAAACATGATCAACACCAAGGGAGTCGCAGAATGAAGAAGTGTCCATGTCGTGACAGACGGCTGGTCTGTGATGTATAAGCGGGTTATGGGTTTTTTTATATGTAGCTGGAGCGTGAAACACAGAAAAGGAAACTCCCCTTAGTTTTAAGTTTAGTATTACGTCCTGCGTTTTTCTATGGGGAAAACTGTACCCTAAGACAGACAATTTATTCAAAACGACTTAAATTTAGTTACCAATTCCATCAACACGTCCTTTGGGAGCATGTCAAATACAGTTTTTCTTGTAGAATAAAAAGGAGGTTTAAAGTTACCGTCGGCGTAAAGAGATTTCCTGTGATGTGAAATCTGATTATATCCATCTGTGCAAATGGCTATAGGACAGTCTTCAATCTCAAGGACGTCCTTCAGTTTTATGTCGCAATTCTTTCTAAGCCAAGCGTCAACTCCTCGCGTTGGGTAATTTTCATCCTTGATGTTTTTTACTAAGTCAGTTTTCGTAGCCATAAAAAGACCAGTCCTTTTCAGGTTCTTGTCTTTTTGAACTCTTTTCTTATACATTCCTACAGTCCATTTTGTAAGCTCTAGAAACATTCCGCGATTCCAATCCACCCAAAGGTTGTCTTTAAGGGCATTGACACTAAGCTGAAGCCTGTCTTTATGAGAGTAGTCGTCAGAAGAAAAAATAGCAAAGTTTTCGAACTGAGCTTCTTGGGCGATCCAAACCCATTTGAGAGAAAGAGGAATCCATCTATCAAGCTTTATGTATTTAAAATTGACCATACCCGCCTCTTTCATTCTGTCAAGATATGGCTTGAAGTATTCCTCTCCAGCCATATTGTCGGATGGATCCTCGCATACTATCAGCTCCCATTCATATTCAGTCTCCTGCCTGCAAAGAGATTCTAATTGAAGCCAGAGTATAGGACTGGCATCCCATGTTGGTAGTGCTACTGTAATCATTTTTTTTAATAAAGTACCCCCGCTAGGAATCGAACCTAGGACCCACAGCTTAGAAGGCTGTTGCTCTATCCAACTGAGCTACGAGGGCTTATAGTTAACTATTTGTTTTGTTGTGCTTGTTTGATCGAAATAATAGTCGTCCCAGTATATAAGCCCGCTGGCGTCATTTAGAGAACCTTTCTGCGAATCCTCCTGAGTAGTCTTTGTCTTTTTCGATTTCTCCATTGTCGTTTAGTTCTTTAACCATTTGTTCTAGCCTCTGGCGCTCCACCAAAAGCTCTTTACAGTCGATAGCAGTTTGCTTTATGGATTGGAGCTCGGCCTTACGCGCAGAGCCCCCCGCCTCAGGATCGACAGGCTTTTTAACCTCTTCAATCATATTGTTAATTGCAACCTCCATACTATCCATTAATCTTTGGGCAGCACTGAGGGTAGTGAACTTAGCACTCATTAGATTTCTTTATAAAGTAGATCGTCAAGCCTAGTCCTGTAATATTCTTTTTCATCAATTTTAAATCTATAATCCATTTTTTCTGGAAAACAAACCACGTCCCCTACGCTTAGCCCCATTTCTTTAGACCTGAAATTTTCAAATGATAAGCGGCCTTTACGTACAGGGCTCTTTTCAATCTTGATAATCTCAACAAGATCCGACTTGACCTTTTCTTCTTCCTGAACAAATTCGAGTATTGACCAATTAGAAAGCGGATGTATCTTGCCAGACTTTTTACACTTGTAAGCAAAAGCCTGAGAGTTGATGGCGCGATCAGGATCATACATAACAAGGTAGTGATTATCGTTGCCAGTAATAGGCTGACCTTTATTAATAACAACGTGATGATGGAAGTAAAGGGTGTCACCCACTTTAACTCCCGTATCATACTTACAGGGCGGAGAAACAACCTCTCCTTCATTGATTCTATTTTTGAATTCATCATACTTAGGGTCTATGTAAAGCTCAAGTCCACCAGATGTTTTAATCGTGTCTTGAAGCTTTTTCTCCATGTGAACTATAAAAAAATTAAGCGCCTTCATTTACTAGAAGTTTAAATCAAATTCAATTATACATGGCATTTCGTCCACAGCCTTCCAGAGCAGCGTGGAGTCTTCGCTTTCTATATAAACTAGGTATCTCTTACACTTGTATCTAAATAAGTGTTCTTCATCCATTATGATCGCAGAGACCTCTCCTCTTCCTGCTTTCATGCCTACGTAATAAGCCATACCGTCTTTAGGGTTTTGCCCTACGACAATTTTTCTAATAAGTCCTTCCATTTTAGTTTAAGGATATACCTAAGTCACCAAGGAGATCGTCTAATGAATCGTTTTCTTGATATGCGCTATCCATTACTTCTTTCAGTGTGTCTAGCTCTGCTCTACTTTCTAGGTTAAAGCTGTACATTGTTTTCATTTCTGCGCTTTCATCTCCAGACTCAACAGAGTCAAAGTCTATGACGCCTACAACTATAGATGCCAGGGTGCGATCTTTCATTTCGAACTCATCAATTGTCTCCTCCATCTTTTTGACGAGAGAATACATTTCGGCAAAGAAGAGGGTGTCTTTCGGGTTCATGATGTAAATTTGTTTGAGTCAAATATACGACACAATACACATGCCTAGGTCAAGCGTTAAAAAAACAAGATTGTTTCGAGAAGTTTCGAAGCTACCAAAAAGGTACGTAAAGAGCAATTACTTAAAGAATCTACGTAGTGCTACGGATGATTTCTTAGATAGCAACCCAGACCTTACTAGGTCTTACCTTAATTTAATGCT